AGCGCCATCGGCAATCGTGAAGCCAAGCTGCGTCGAGAAGGCCGAGCCCACCGTCGCATTGGCGACGAAAACGCCCTTCGGGTCCGTGACCGAGAAAACGCCGCCGTTGCTGGGGACGACATTGGTCACGGTCATATCGAATTCGTCGCCGACGATGAAGTCCGTGCTGCCGTCCGCGATGGTGAAGTTCGGGCCATGCGCCGAATTATAAGCGACGGCGACAGTTGCGATGCCGTCGACCGTGCCGTCCGGCTTGAACACCACAAAAGTGCCGGCATTCGTGGCGGCGACTTCGCAGACGACGCGCCAGGCGCCCGACACGGCATCGGAGTCGACGGTAAGCGAGCCGACCGTTCCATTGCCGGTATTGCCGCCGCTTTTCGCCGCCGAAGCGATCGATAGAGCGCCGCCGATGCAGACGACACGATAGATGCCTTGCTGCGACCCCGCGAGATAGGCGGGAGACGCCGGCGTCATGAGGCCCGCGCCGGTATTGCCGCCGGTCTTCGCGGCGTGCGAGACAGTCGTTGGCGTGGTCTTCAAAACCTGGCCGACGACAATCGTCTGACTGTTCCCGATCACAGCCATATCGCGGGAAAGATAGCCGACGCCATCCGTATCATCGGAAATTAAGAAGGTGAACGGATGGAGAGCTTCGTTGAGTGTGATGCCTTGGGGAGTTCCCATGATTAACCTCGGTTGCGCCGGAGCGATTGATTAACGACGGCCCGAGTTGCGGGCTTCCTCTTTGTTGACGACATCGACCGCGTTTTTCCAAAGCGAGGCGTTCGTCGTATTGCTCTTCTCACCTGTTTCGACGGGGAACTCGCCGAGAACCGTTGCGGCAGCGCGGGCGGCGACCGACGTGGTTTTCGGGACGCCAGCAAGCGCGCCGACAGCCGCGTCGAGGCTCATGTCAGTATTGAGCGCGAAGTGCTGTGCGGTCGTCTCGCGGCCCTTGGCGTCGGCATGGCCGAGGATGGCGACAATGCGCCCGCGCTCGGCTTTCGCGCCAGTCGCGAGCCCTTCCGCCAGTCCGGCCTTGTGGCCTTCGGCGACGCCAGCGGCCTTTCCTTCTTTAAACCCGGTCTCGCGGCCAACATTGTTGCCTTCGGTCACTCCGGCGTGTTGCCCTTCGGTGCGCGCGCGGTCCAAGTCAGTTTGATCAAACATCTTCATGCTCCGATTGCTCGCGCGGCCTTTCGCCGACGAGGACAGGTTCCCGACAAGATCGGCAAACGATCCAATGTCGTCGACGAGGCCGGCCCCTTGCGCGGCACGGCCGATATAGGTCCGCGCCTCGGTGGCGCGAGCCGCCTTCGCGGAAAGGCGTCTTCCACGCCCCGCCGCGACGGTATTCAAAAACTGGTCATAGAACGCATCGACCTCGGCCTGGAGGTCGGTACGGACTTCCTTCGACAACGGCTCGTATGGATTCCCATCGACCTTATGCGCGCCGGCATGGATGAATGTCGGCGTCACGCCAGCCCGGTCGATCGCGCGGGAATAGTCCGCGTGCATGAGGACGACGCCGATTGATCCCGCAAGGCCAGATTCGGTCGAGGTGATCGACTTCGCCCCGGAGGCCAACGCATAGGCCGCGCTCGCCGCCATCCCGTTGACGACCGCGTGAACCGGCTTCTCACCATTGACCTTGCGAATAAGCGCCGAAGTCTCCATCGCGCCGACCGCCTCGCCGCCGGGGGACTCGATGTCGAGCACGATGGATTTGACTTTCGGATCACGAGCCGCGCTTTCGATTTGATGCGCGATGCCCTCATAGCTCGTCATTCCAGACGATGCGCCGATGAATGCGCCCCGGTTCACAAGCGATCCGGTGATGGTGATGACAGCGACACCCTCCGGCGTGCGGCGGTAAGGCAACCGCGCTGGGCGCCCGTTAGCGTCAGTCTCCGTCGCATCGCCGACAAAGCGTGATGCGTCGGGGCGCCGCGCCATCGCTTGCGCGACCGCCTCCGCGACTTCCGGGTCATGTGCATTGACCATCGGCGCAATCGCGTCGACGCCAATGCGGCCAGCGAGCACTTCCGTCAGGATCGCCAGCTTGTCCGGCAAGATCAGCAGCGGCCGGTTTATGACGCGATCAGCGATGTGGACGAGTAAATTCGACATCAAAACCGCCGATCATAATCGCGCCCCGGCCCGCGATACCGATAGCCTGCCCCTATGGCGAAACGGCGGTTTGGATCTGGCAGTCCTTGACACTTGGCGCATTCGCTTTGCGCCGAGCGCAGTTCCGATTGCAGCCGGTCGATGTCGACGCTCTGGAACCGCACGAGGTCTTCCGCGTCATATGTGCGCGTGCGGATTTCCGTCTCGCGGTTGCCGGAGAGCAGCGCGTAATATGCGATCTGGAGCGCTGCCGCGCGCGCGCAAGCATTGGTCCAATCAACGGGCGCGTCGGCCATCGTCAGTCCTTCGCCGTTGCATTGTCGGTTTTCGAGCCCTGTTTCATCGCGGGCGGCGCTATCACGGATGGATCGGGGAGTTTCAATTCCTTGCGCTTGTCGCGCTCACGGGCGAGTTGTTCCTGAACGTCCTCCCAATCGCTCCCGAGGTCGGCGCAGATACTCTCTTGCGTGACCACTCCGAGCCCGTAATAGGCTTCGGCGGCGCCGGCGGCTTTCACTTCGTCTGGAACGGGCTTCGGCGGTCCGCGCCAGTGAGCCGAGCATGCGGCGGCCCTATTGGCGATAAACCCTTCTACGCCGCCGGGGAACGGCGTGAGCCCCGCCTCGATATCTTCCTCCAGCCAGCATTCGAACGCCGCCTGATAGAACGGCGCGGCGATATGCGAACGGCGCCAAAGTTGAATTGGCCAGTTCGTCGTCGTCGACATCTTGATCGACGAATAGGTCGCGCCGGTGTAATCGCCGGTCACGTCCTCGAATGTGAACCCGGCGCACGCCGCGATCTCGCGCAAAAGCCATCGCGAGAAGGGCTCGTAGTTGCTGTTTGGCGTCTCGCTGCGAAGGAATTTCAACTCCTCGTCGGGGAAGAGATGCGCGATGCGGCCCATGCCGCCGAGGTCGATGTTTGTCTTTTCGTGGAACGCGGCTTTCGCCTCCAATAGAGAGTCCAGCCCGCCGCCGAGCCCTTGCTCATCCGACGTGTCTAGTGCGTTCAAAATCTCCGCGCTCGGGGCCGACGATGTGATGGTCGCCGCGAATAGGGCCTGAAGGTTCGCGCTCGTCGCCGTGGCGTTGGCGAGATCGTCGAATTGCCGCAGCACTTGCAAGACGGACGCAAACGGAGACATCCCGCGCATCTGTCCGACATCGCCGTCGAAGCAATGCACGATGACCGGACGATTGCCGGCGTCGCGCGCCGCAACCTCCAAAACCTGCCCGGTTTCCAGAATAGGCTGCGTCAGGCGTAACCGATAGCTGCGCGGCATCCCATTCTTATCGATCCGCACGCCTTGGAACAGATCGACACCGTTCGATTCCTGCGTCAGGCGCGGCGACGGAATGAGCATCAGCTTGGTCTTCGACTTCGACTCTGGCCGCGTGACCCATTTCGCCCAAGCAATATATTCGCCGGTCGCGAACCACGACCGCAACGCCGCCTTGGCGAGCTGATGAATGTCGCTCTTGCCGGAGGCATCGCATTCGAGCTTGGTCGACGCCCAAAGTTCCCAGCGCCGTTCGACATCGCGCGCCCAATCCGCCGACGCCTTTTGCGTCCAGCCGATTGCGGTATAATCCGGTTTCGCCGCCAACCGAAGGCCCGTCCCGATGACCGAGGCGCAGCCCTTATTGACGACGCCGGCAACCCACCCGGAATTGTGGATCGTGTCGATCGTGCGGGCGGCGGCCCGCCAGTAAGCGGCGCGGACATCCTCGCGCGGATCGCGCAAAATCGGCTGCCACGACCGAAAGACCGAGGCCATCTCGCCGCGCATATATTGCGCCCCGGAGCGGCCCCGGCCGGGCGCTGGGGGCTTCTGGCCGGCGAATGCGCCGAATAGACCGCGCATTGCAGAGCCAAAACCCATGCGTCGCACCCCGGTTATCGATTCAATCTTGCGGCCAGTTCGGCGAAGCGGTTGCGCGACGGCGCGGTGGTCTGCTTCGCGGCGCGCGCGGCGTGGATCGCCGCAAGTCCGCCGAGCAGCTCATCACGTTCCGGCTCTGGCGCCTGGATGTAGACAGGTTGCGCTTCCACGATTGGCGCGGGTTTTGGAACAGGTATCGCTCGCGGCACATGCTCGCGCGCCGCCGCCGCGAACACCCGCGCCTTGGTCTCCGCCTGAGCCGCTTTCATGGAGTCGATTCCGAGCCGCCATGCCGCCGCCGCAGCCATCGCTTCGCAATCTAGGAAATGATTCTCACGATAGCGCGGAACCCATATCCAACGCCCGGACGGCCCTTTGACGCGCGCCTCGGCGACAATCTGCTGGCAATAGTCGTCATCAGCCGCCGCATTCAGATGCAGCGCGCCGGGCGCGTCGCGGTCGAATGACAGCCGCTCGTGGACAACTGCCTTCCAGTGGTCGGCATCGAGCCGGAGCAGCTCCAGGCCAAATTTCTTTGTCTTGCCGTCCGCCGGTTGAACCTCAATCGCCGAAGCGATAAGCGGGCGCGCCATCGGCCCTGACGAGCCCTTGGTCGCGAAGACGAACCGCCGATGCTTGCGCGCGAACTCGTAAACGCGGTGAATCGGCAGGCTTTCTTTCTTGCCGGGGCGGAATCCGGAATCGACAAAGGCCAACTTGATAAGCCGGCCATCGATCGGCGACGTCAGCTTTTCCGAGAGCTTGTCCCAGATCTCTTGATTCTTGGTCGGCCCCCACAAATACCCGTGTTCGATCAGCCATGACGTGCCGTGCGCGCCGAATCCTCGGATGACGTAGGGCAGGCGGTTGCCTTGCACGTCGACGGCGGCGACCATGTAAACGACGCCTTCGGGGATACGCTTGGAATAAGTCTCGCGCCGCTTGGCGA